CCCGCTGGTAAGGCGATGAAGGCCGCATTCCTCGCTAGGCTCCCCGCTCTGGCGCAGCTCAAGGTTGCGGTTGAACGAGCTGCTAAGGACAAGGGCACCCTCCGCTCACTGGACGGTGCTCCGATGAAAGTTCGGTCGCAGCACTCCGCGCTCAACACCTTGCTCCAAGGTGCCGGTGCTCTCGTGATGAAGAAGGCACTGATTGAGCTGGACTATTCTCTTCGCGTTCTTAAAAGGTTAGTCCCCGGTCGGGATTATGAGTTCGTCGCAAACATCCACGACGAGTGGCAGATCGAGTGCGTCGGGGAGTACGGAGACTTGATCGGTGAGCAAGCAGTGAAAGCAATCCGCATAGCAGGGACCGCGCTTAAGATGCGCTGCCCTCTCGCTGGTGAATACAAGACAGGAAGAAACTGGGCTGAAACCCACTAAGGAGACGATATGAAATTCAGAGTGTTTACGAAGGCTCAACCGCTGGTGCCCGAAGTGTTCTTCAAGCTGATCGAAGTCGATGGAGGCGTCGCGTTGATTGCGGTGGGTCGCACGGGGGAGCGAGTGATCCGTGGGAATATCCTCCAGATCAACGGCGCGGGCGAGCTGTATCTGTTCGACGGTGTCAGCCGCGAAATCGGCCTCAAGCTCGACTCGGAGTCGCGCATTAGGAAGGTGAAGTAATGGACGAAAAGCTGGATACCCTCAAGAAAGATATTGCACCCGGCTCGCACGAAGAAAAGCCGTGGATCGGCGTGGACTTCGACGGCACCCTCTGCACGTATGACGGGTGGAAGGGGCCGCTGCACGTTGGCGAGCCTGTTCCGCTCATGATGGACCACGTGAAGGAGTGGCTGGCGAAGGGGATACGGGTGAAGATCGTCACCGCTCGCGCCACTCTCGGGCCGATACAGGTCGCACTCGTGCGTCTCTGGATGGCTTACTACGGACTGCCTGACCTCGAAATCACAGCTACCAAGGATCGCTTCATGTTGGAGCTGTGGGACGACCGAGCAATCCAGGTTGAGAAAAATACAGGAAGGGAGATACGAGATGCCGGATAAGTACGCTGTAGCAGACTCAGGCACCCGCCGCGACTTTACGACAGGTGCTCACCGCGACATGGCCGAGGGCAAAGGTCGCTTCGACCTTCTCCCCTACTGGTCGCTGATGGAACTCGCCAAGCACTACGAGGCGGGCGCGAAGAAGTACGACGACAACAACTGGCGCAAGGGCATCCCGCTGAAGGTCTTCTTCGACAGTGCGATGCGTCACCTTGCGAAGCTGGCGATGGGATACACCGACGAGCGGCACGACCTCGCGGCCCTCTGGAACATCGCTTGCTACATCGAGACGGCGAGGCGGATCGACTTGGGGCTGCTCCCTGTGACTCTTCGGGACTTCCCGCACGTTCGTATGCCTTATTACCCTGCGATGGAAGCTCCGGTAAAGACTACGCCTCCTCCCGAGCCGGGAACTGAGGTGAGCCCCACGCCTCCGTGGACCCCGCCCACCCGCGAACAGCAGCGCGCATACATCGAGGATCTCAAGAAGCTGAACTTCGCGCCGAATGCGTGCGCGGAAGCACTCGATATTCTGGAGGATGAGTGGTCCCTGGAGGAGTGTCGGAAGCCGTTGGACATCGAGGGTAATACGGTCGCAGACCCCAGGCCCCCGGCTGGCTGGCCCTACAAGCAAGGCGGTCCTTCCCTCGGCCCCTGTGGGCAGGGATCGTGTGGTGCTCATGCGATCCGTGAGTTGGAGAAGGAGCAGCACGATGAGGTCGTGCGGGAGACAGCTGCGGCGATGGAAGAAGAACGCAATAAGTATTTCTTAGGCCCTGAATGAAAAAGCCGCTGCATTTGCTGGTCGATGGGGACATTATACTTCACCGTTTCGGCTGCACCAATCAGATCAAAGTGGACTGGGATGGAACGGGGGTCACCTCTGAAGGGGTGGCTTCCGTGGAAGAGGCCACCACTGATGCTAGGAGTTTCCTTGTGGAGCTACAGGAGAAACTCAAGTCCCCGGACATGACAATCATTTTCTCCGGCCCGAGAAACTTCCGCTATTCCGTGCTCCCGAGCTACAAGTGGAACCGGAAGAAGACACCTAAGCCACTCTTAATGGGCGACATCAAGGACTTCCTCCGCGAGAACTACGACTGTCTGGAGCAGGATAAGCTGGAAGGCGATGATCTCATGGGGATCATCAGCACTGCCAACAAGGGGAAGTACATCATCTGCTCCATCGACAAGGACATGAAGCAGATCCCCGGCAAGCACTACAACTGGAACTTCTGTAAGAAATCCGTGGTCACGAAGGAAGACGCCGACTGGATGTTCTACATGCAGGTACTTATGGGCGATCCGGGTGATGGTTACACAGGCATCCCCGGCATCGGGCAGGTGAAGGCAGCTAAGATTCTCCTAGCAAACCCTGAGAACCTCTGGGACGCCATCGTGGATGCGTATGCAACAGCGGGACTCACCGAGGATGAAGCGATCCAGCAAGCAAGGGTTGCTAGGATTCTTCGGCACGGCGAATACGATTTCGAGAAAGAAGAGGTGAAACTTTGGACTCCGTGAAGATTTACGTTGAGAAAGACATGCGCTCTTTCGCCACGTTACTGCATATCGTGCGTGATACCGGGAGGGGGCATGAGATTCTCAAACTTGATTCGCTTAGTCAGTGGGTCACGCCTGTACCGGGGGAGTGTGTTGTTCCCACGCTGCGGGTAGAGGGGTTCGCTGAGCTAATTACTTGGGACAAACTCTCAAAGCACACTGAAGGTGCCTTGGATGCCACAAGATACCACCTTGAGGATTTGAGATTGCTCCTGAAGCTGAGAAAGAAGGAGAAATAATGGACGCCTTCACAAGACTGAAGCTGGCTTATGCGTTCTTCAACCAGAAGTACGTCGATTTCTATGCACTCAAGCATCGCTATGCCTTCCTGAAGAGAATGGAGGGCCGGTAATGGCAGCTGAACCTGTCAAGAAAGCCGCGAAGATTAGCAACAGGGAGAAGGCTGACACCGGCAGAAAGCGGACGATCCCCTGTAGCTGCGGGGGAACGATGGAGTGGTGCAAGGTGGGGGGAACGATGAAGTACGTTTGCACCACCTGCTCCCTCGTGAACGAGGCATGACATGAGGTACTACGTGAGGGAACAGGTGCTCGTGCGGTTAATGCGGTGGCGCGGGGGCTGCTGCGATAGCTGCCACGATGATGCAGACGCCTATGCTCACGAGGGAATGTATCAGCTGCGGGAGATAGAGCTAGGTAAAGGCCGCTATACGGAGGTGTGCTGTAGGGTCGGCGCGGCTTATGATCGGTGGAGGGGGGCGGCGCAGTGATCGAGGAACGCCCCGAGGCTGCCTACGGGGTAACGAGAAAGGTTATTACTGGCTGCGGAAGCCTCTATGTCACCCTGAACTCGAAGGACGGAAAGCTCTTTGAAGTCTTCACCTCCCTCGGGAAATCCGGGGGCTGCGCAGCGGCCCAATGCGAGGCAATCGGGCGCATGGTGTCGCTGGCGTTACGCGGGGGGATCGAGGTAGGTGAAATAGTAAAACATCTGGTCGGGATCTCGTGTCACGCCCCGGCTGGCTTTGGTTCTAATAAGATTCTTTCCTGCTCAGATGCAGTCGCCAAGGCCCTCCAGCAGCACGAAGCCGAAAAGGTCAATCCTTAAGCTAGTTTAGCCAGCACTCTAGGGAGAGAGGGGGTACTACATATAGTGCCCCCATGCCCACACAGGAGTATATATGGTACGAGCTGAAGACGTAGTTAAGTATCTCGAAACTGTAATCCCCCTCAGAGCCCCTGACATCAAGTGGTCCGACCGGGAGATTTGGATGTACGCCGGTCAGAGGAAGACGATTGACCTCATCTACGCCCGCATCGCGGAGCTGGAGGAGGCTGCTCAACCTGTCATCAAATCCCAAGAATAGGAGACACAACCATGTGCTTTGGTGCCAAACCACAGGCTCCACCCGCGCCACCGCCCCCGGCACCGCCCATAAACCCCATTGAAATCGGGGCTTCTGAGGACGCACAGGTGAGGGGACGGCGCAAGAAGCTGGGGGTCGAGCAGCTTCAGATCCCGCTAGCTAGCAATTTGACTTCTGGCTTCGGCATCCCGAGAGTAGGTATGTAAGTGGCTGACGCACAAGTCGTCAGCATCAAAGGCCGCTGGGCTGCGCTCGACGGCCAGAGAAGCCAGATCCTCGCCCGAGCGAGAGATTGCGCGAAGATCACCATTCCGCAGCTGCTTCCTCCCGATGGGTCTAACGCCAACACCACCTTCAATACCCCGTGGCAATCCTTAGGTGCTCGTGGGGTGAACAACCTTTCAAGCAAGCTGATCCTCGCTCTGTTCCCGCCCAATCAGGCGTTCTTCCGGCTTAAGCTGGACGACCTGATCGTGGCGAACTTGGACGCGGAAGCGGGAGCAAAGGACACGGCTGAGGCTGGGATGGCTCGCATGGAGCAGCTCATCCTCGACGAAATGGAAAACCGGACGATCCGCGTGGGCGTGTTCGAGGCGTGCAAGCACCTGATCGTCACTGGGAACTCCCTCATCTTCATCCACGAAACGGACGGGCTGCGCGTGTACCGGCTCGACCAATACTGCGTGAAGCGCGACCCGATGGGGAACGTGCTGGAGATCGTCACGAAAGAGCTGGTGCATTACATGGCTCTTCCGCAGGAAGTCAGAAGCTCGATCACACTCGCAGACCCAAGAGAAGCCACAAACCCTGATGCTAAGCCGCTGGAGCTGTTTACGCGAGTCGTGCGCTCCGAGACTGGGGACCAGTGGGAGATTTCTCAGGAGGTCAAGGACACTCCGATCCCGACTTCGGCTGGCACTTATCCGCTCGACAAATGCCCATACATTCCGCTGCGATGGAGTGCGCTGGCGGGAGAAGACTACGGGCGGGGGTTGGTGGAAGAGTACCTTGGTGCTCTTAATTCACTGGAGTCACTGAGTAAGTCGGTCATTGAGGGGAGCGCAGCCGCTGCTAAGGTGCTCGTCTTCGTCAATCCGAATAGCACCACTCGCATCAAGAAGGTCGCTAACGCTGCCAACCTCGATGTGATTGAAGGCGTCGGGACAGACGTTACTTTCCTGCACATGGAGAAGTTCGCTGACTTCAAGGTCGCCTTGGAGATGGCGAAGGGTCTGGAAACACAACTGTCGGCGTGCTTCCTGCTGAACTCTAGCATCCAGCGACAGGGTGAGCGGGTCACCGCAGAAGAGATTCGCTACATGGCTAAGGAACTGGAAGACGCGCTCGGCGGTGTGTACTCCGTCTTGAGTAAGGAACTCCAGCTCCCTCTGGTCACTGTCGTCAAGCTGCAAATGGAGAAGGCGCAGCGTCTTCCCCTGCTGCCTGAGGACAAGGTAAAGCTCATCATCACCACCGGCCTTGAAGCTCTTGGCAGGTCGCATGACCTCGTGAAGCTGAACGCCTTCACCACCGAGATTCAGGCTCTCGGGCCGGATGTCATCAAAGAGTACGTCAACGTGAGCGACTACATCACGCGGGTTGCTAACGGGACCGGGGTTGATCCCAAGGGTCTTGTGAAGCCTGAAGAGGAAGTCGTCGCCGCAAGGCAAGCCGCAGCACAGCAAGCGACTCAAGCGCAGCTTATGTCGGACGGCATCAAGTCCGGCGCAGCCGCTCAACTCACAAAAGGAATGATGGAAAATGGAAGTATGCAAGGTATGCAACCAGGAGGGGGAACAGCTCCCCCCGGAGCTTAACCTCCCGACTGTTGCTATCCCAAAATCGAAAGGAACAGGTGATCCATGTCCCAAGAAGCCGTTGACGCGGGGACCGTTTCCGTTGCCGCAGCACCCGCTGCCGCAGCCGAAGCGTCCGTAGCACTGCCATCCGAAGGACCGAAGGAAACTCTTCTCGCCGGTAAGTACAAGACTCCCGCTGAGCTGGAGAAGGCGTACAAGGAGCTGGAGAAGAAGCTCGGCGCACCAAAGCCTGAGGCTGCTCAGGCGGCGGAAGAGAAGAAGGAAGTAAAGCCGTTACCTAAGCCGGAGGGGATCAAGGAACCCGATCCCGCTGCGGCTGCTGCCGCATCTGCTGGCCTCAACCTCGAAGCCCTCAACACGGAGTACGCGGAGAAGGGCGAGCTGAGTGAGGCTAGTTACGAAGCTCTTGCTAAGGTCGGCATCCCGAAGGAGATGGTGAACGACTACATCACCGGACAGGAAGCCAGAGCTGTTGCTCAGGTTGGCAAGGTCCACTCCGTTGTGGGTGGAGAAGAGCAGTACAAGAGTCTCATCGGCTGGGCTGCTACAAATGTGCCCGCCGAGGACATCGCCGCGTTCAACAAGAGCATGGCGACTGGGGACTTCGCCGCGCAGAAGATGGCGGTTGAAGCCCTGCAAGGGAAGTACATCAAAGCAGTAGGCAGTGGCGCGAAGGTGATCGTTGGTGACGGAGCCTCCCCGACTGGTGCAGCCGGATACGAGTCTCGCGCACAGATGATCGAAGATATGTCCGACGCCCGCTACCACAAAGACCCAGCGTTTCGAGCGAAGGTCGAGGCGAAGCTCGCCAAGACCACCGCTTTCTAGTCCCACCCAGCGGACGACTCGGCAAATGCGCAGAGGCGTGGCTCATAACCACGTATAGCGGGGTGTAATTCCCCGGCCCGCTACCAAAATCACCGACAGCAAAGTCAGCCCGACCCAAGCAGCCCCGAGGGGCAGCGAAGCGAGGACACCTTTCTTTTGCGTAGGCGATTGAGTTCCACCAATCGTTTCACACAAAAAGTAAAGGAGATCCACGAACTATGGCTAGTGCAGCTACTGTTGCGTTGTTCGGAGAACTTGCAGGTACTGGTGGTGCCGCGCCGACGATGGCGCAGAGAACCGCCCTGTTCCTCAAGGTGTTCGGCGGGGAAGTCATCACCGCGTTCGAGAAGTCCTCGCTCATGCTCGACAAGCACCAGATTCGCACGATCCAGTCTGGGAAGTCCGTTCAGTTCCCCACGACTGGCCGGGTGACCTCTGCTTACCACGTTCCGGGAACGGAGCTGGCGGGTCAGGCGGTTACCACGAACGAAAGAATCATCACCATCGACGCACTGCTCACCTCCAGTGTCTTCCTCGACACGCTCGACGAGGCGATCTCGCACTTCGATGTCCGGTCTATCTACTCGACGGAGATGGGGCGTCAGCTCGCCCGGAACTTCGACGAGTCGGTCATGATGGAAGTCTTCCGGGGTGCGAAGTCCGCGCCTCTGATGACGCACAACCTCCTGGCTGCGTCCAAGGTCCAGTACCTCGGTGCGTCCTATGACGGGTTCTCCGTTGCTAACAAGGCAGCGGCCCTCGCCACGGCGATCTTCACCCAGGCTGCGATCTGGGACGAGCAGTTCCTTCCTGGCGAGCGGTATCTCGCGCTGCGCCCGGTGGACTACAACGCTCTCGTGCAGAACACCGCAGCGATCAACGCTGACTGGGGTGGGGCGGGTGCGTATTCGGACGGCACCGTGCTCCGCATCGGTGGCGTTCAGATCATCAAGGCTCCGCAGCTGACGGGTGTGGCTGAGGCGGATACTTCCGCGCTGACCACGGGTGTCGCGGCGGGTGCTGCTGTTCAGGTCGCGCACGGCGCGGCTGGGGATACGGACGTTCGGGCGATCATGTTCACGAAGGACGCGGTGGGAACCGTGAAGCTTATGGACATCTCGACCGAGGCTGGGTACGACATCCGGCGTCAGGGCACGCTGCTCGTCGCTAAGTACGCGATGGGCCACGGAGTTCTGAATCAGGACGGGTGCGCGTACTTTGCGAACGACGCGAGCTAATTAGTTAGACTCGCGCAACAAAGACTGCTCCAAACTAGGGGATCAGCTTCGGCTGGTCCCCTTTTTTTCCTAGCACGGCAGGGGGACTCGTCCTCTATGCAGAAGACAATACAGAAAGGGGGTCCGTATGGCATTCCTGACAGGCTGGACGTACCGCAAACCTATTACGCTGAGTCGGGCATCCGGCGCAGTGACCAACTACCAGATGAAAGTCTTGGTAGGAGAAAGCTCTGGTGCTACTGGCGAAGACGTTGATTGCGGCGGGCTGTGCAAGACGGACTTCTCCGATCTTCGGTTCACCACCAGCGACGGCACCACGCTGCTTGACTACTACATTGAGGCAGTGAGTGGCACCACCCCAAATCAACTCGCGTCCGTCTGGATCGAGTTTGACTCCATCGGAACCGGGGCGACCACTTTCTATATGTATTACGGGAACGCCGGGGCGTCTGCTGTGAGCAGCGGAGCAAACACGTTCCTTTTCTTTGATGATTTCTCCGGCAGCCTTTCTGCATGGGAAAACTTGGGGCAAACTTGGTCGATTGTGAGCGGGAAGCTCCGAGGGTCATGCGCCGCATCGACTGAAGGGATGTTGATTACGGCGAGCCAAGTTGCACCAACTGACAACTACGCGGTAGATGCGGCTGTAAACGCCCAATACGGTCTGTCAGCCAACAACTATCAATCCGGTTTGGTTATAAACGACACCAAAGTACTCGCTACAAAAGGTAAGGGATATTGGCTGGACCTTACAGGGTACAACAAATGGGCGATCCTTGATGAAGTTGGGGGGCTGGATTTAAGCGCGGCTGATGCTGCGTTCAACGCTCAATCAGTACATCAGTACAGCTTTAGAAAGAACGGAACCGCGCATGCGCTTTATGTGGATGATGCTTTGAAAGTATCCCACACATACAGCTGGCCCACCGCTCCTCAATATGTTGGCTGTTCCATAGCCTACGATGCTAATTACGCCGAGTACGACAACTTTCGAGTTCGCAACTTTCAAACCACAGAACCCGCTTGGGGTTCGTGGGGGGGCCAAGAAACCGAAAGTGGAATTATCGTTCCAGTGCTGTTCTCTCAATATCGTAGGAGGTGGTCATGAGGTATCTGAAGACGAACACGGCAACAATAGTCACAGTCGGCCCCTTCTTCGACAAGACCGATGGGGTCACACTGGAGACTGCGCTCACAATTACCAACGAAAAGATCAGCGCAACGGTTGACTTGAATAATGGGGCTGCCCCCACGCTTGTCCTCGACAACGTGACGGGTGCTACCTCTGGCACAGACAACGACCTGAACTACATCACCGACTGCGATGCTGGATTGATGCAGCTGGAGCTGTCGGCTGCTAACACGAACTATCTCGGGAGATTCTTCCTGACGATCACGGACGCGGCGAACCACGTTCCCGTGTTCCATGAGTTCATGATTCTTTCAGCTGCGGCGTGGGAGTTCATGTTCGGCTCGACTGTCCCCGATGTCAACGTGACAAAGGTTGCTGGGACTTCCCAGACCGCAGGGGATCTCGCAGCTCTCATTACGACTGTTGATGGTGTGGTGGACAGCATCCTCGCGGACACGGCTGAGATTGGTGCCGCTGGCGCGGGGCTGACTGCTATTCCTGCCCCAGCTAACATGGCTCTTGACTCCACGGTTGCTAAGGAGGCGTCTCTTGCGGTGGTTGACGGGATCGTGGATGCGATCCTGGTAGACACCGGAGCAACCCTCGACGCAAAGCTCGACTCGATCCTGACAGACACCAACGAACTCCAGACCGACCTTACCAACGGCGGGAGACTGGACCTTCTTATCGACGCGATCCTGCTCGACACCGGAACCACTCTCGACGGAAAGCTCACCACGATTGACGGCAAGGTGGACAACATCCTCACCGACACCGGGACCACGCTCGACGCCGCTCTGACTCAGGCAGCCGCTGATGTGGCTTCTATGAGGCGAGGCGGTTATGCCAAAACTCTCGTCCTCGCAAGCGGAGGGACTGGGTATGTAGTAAACGATGTCCTCACGCTGGTCCAAACGAACGGTGCTAACTGCACCATCAAGGTGCTGACGGTCAGCGGAGGCGT